TATTAGCTTATCAGTATTATGGTGATGCTAATAGAACACAACAATTAATTGATTTGAATGATACTTTAAACCCTTCATTTATCGAAGGTACTGTAAAAATATTAATATAAATTATAGCTATAAATTTAGAAATTGCAGGAAGACGTTATGAAGGCTTTACATCTATTGATGTATTTAAAGGCGTTGATACTATAAGTGGAGAGTTTAACTTTTCTGCAACCTCCAACGATGTACTTGCCTTTCCAATAAAAGTTGGTTCTTCTTGCCGTGTTTTTGTCGACAATAATGTTGTTATTACAGGCTTTGTTGAAAGAGTTTCAGTTAATTATGATAAAGCAAGTCATAGTTTAAGTATTAGTGGTAGAGATAAAACTTGTGATATTATAGATAGTTCGGTAATTGGTGAAAAAGAGTTTGTAGGACCTATTAGCTTAACACAAATAATTACTACGTCACTCGCTAACAATGGCATTAGTGGAATATCTGTAATAAATAATGCTGGTGCTATAGCGAATTTTGAAGATAGTGATTTGTTTGGTGCATCGGTTGGTGAGGGGTTATTTGACTTTATAGAAAAATACGCAAGAAAAAGGCAAGTTTTATTATCATCAGACGGAGATGGTAATATAGTGTTAAATAGAGCTGGAACTAGCAGAGCCTTGACACCATTGCTAAATAAATTAAATGGTCAATCTAATAACATAAAAAGTGGTAATATTAGTTACGATACGACGCAAAGATTTAATAAATATATAATGCAATCGCAATTAAATAATTCTGCTGTTTCCAACTCATCTGGCACTAATACTCAAGACGCTGTTAGTCAAGAGGGACAAGCCACAGACAATAAAATTAGAGCTAGTAGACAAATAGAATTAGTTAGTAATAGTTCTGATAGTAGCGTAACATTAAAAGATTTAGCTTCTTGGCACGCTAATTTAAGACGTGTTAGAGGTACTATTTATGATGTAGTGGTGCAAGGATTTTATCAAGATGAATCAAATACTAGATTATGGGTTAATAATGAATTAGTGCGAGTTGAAGATGATTTCGCTGATGTTAAAGCTACATTATTAATACGTTCGGTACGATATAAGTTTGATTTAGAAAGTGGTTCAACGACTAAATTGAGTTTAGTTGATAAAGATGCATACACTTTAGAGGCTAATATTAGCAATGCTGAACAACGTGTAAATGACAAAGGAGGTAGTTTATTTCCATGAGAAGTGTTTATAGTTCCATTTCAAATTTAGTAAAAAGAGCCGTTGTTACATTAACAAATAAAGACAGTGGACAGTTTGCTTCAACACAAGTTAAATGGATGAAAAATAAAGTAGCTACTATTGAAGTCGTTCATCCGTATGGTTTATCTAGTAATGCTCCCGTAAATTCGCTTGCTTTAGTTTTTAATGTAATGGGACAGGAGGAGAATAGAGCGGGTATTGTTTACAACCCTCAAAATAGGTTTAAAGAATTAAAGGAAGGAGAAGTTGCACTTGGAAACTTTGTAACTAAAAGTGTCATAAAATTTTTAGAAAATGGCGATATTGAAATAACAGGAAAAAATGACCAAATTATTAAGGTAACAGGGAATAGTAATATTACAGTAGGTGGTTCAACTACACTTAATAGCACAGGGAATGTTGATATAACTTCACCTGTTGTAACGGTTGATGGCGATTTAAGAGTCACTGGTGAAGTAACGGCTTTTTACGCACTTGGTACTGAAATATCGTTTAGTGATATAAGAACTAAATATAATGTTCACTTCCACACGGCTCAAGGAGCTACGGCAGATACCACTGACCCTAATAATAATTTATAAAGAGTTTTAAATAATGGCTGTTGATATAGCGATTTTACGAAATCAAGAAACTGGTAAATTTTATACTCAGTTATCCAATGGTGATTTTCTTACAAATAACAATTTTGATACATCTTTGACGATATCATTGTTTGGTGATAAAAGGGCTGACCCAAGTGAAGTAACAGCGGCTGAAAATAGACGTGGTTGGTGGGGTAATCCATTTAATACAGATGAAATAGATTTTCAATTAGGCTCAAAACTTTGGTTGTTAGAGCAAGCAAGAGCCGTTCCTGCAACGTTAAATAAAGCCATAACATATGCAAAAGAATCATTACAGTGGTTAATTGAAGATGACCATGCTAAGCGGATTCAAGTTAGTGGCACATTGAGTCAAAATAATATACAATTAGTAATAACAATTTTTAGAGATGCGTCAGTAACGGAAACTAGATACTACGATCTATGGGAAAATACAGGTAGCGTGTAATGGTTTTTAATATTCCATCAAGTCAAAAAGAAGTTAGAGATAGAAGTGCAACTGATGTCCAATCAGACTTGCCTGAAAGTAATCCTTTTTTTAAAAATAGCTTTTTAGGAGCTATAATAACAGCTTTTTCTGGACGTGTTTATGAATTTTATTTTCAATTAAACATTTTAATAAGAGAGTTGTTTGTAGACACAGCAACAAATAGCTTTTTAGAGCGTTGGGGTGTATATAAAAATATAACAAGAAATGTTGGAACGAAGGCAACGGGTTTAATAACCGCAACTGGTACTAACGGCTCAATTATACCAGTTTCGACGCAATTGCAAAATGCAGAAGGTTTGGAATATACCACAACGGCTAGTGCTACTATTAGCACAATTAGTGCAAATGTAGCAACGGCAGCACGTTCAAGTGCTACTGTAACAATAACAACAACTGGCTCACATAATTTTGCCACAGGTCAAACCGTGACTATTGCAGGTGCAAATGAAAGTGGATATAATGGCGACCAAGAAATAACAGTTATTTCTGATACAGTATTTACTTATACTATAACAACCACGCCGACAACACCCGCAACTGGTACTATAACGGCTTCGGCTTCAATGGCTAGCGTTACTATAGAATCTGATGAAATTGGTGTAGATAATAATTTAATTAGTGGAACGCAATTATCCTACGGTTCTCCAGTTAGTGGAATAGACGGTACTGCCATTGTTCAATTTAGTGAAGTGTCTGGTGGCACTAACGAAGAAACAGATTCGGCACTCCGTGAGCGAATAATTGATGTATATCAAAACCCTATTTCTCAATTTAATAAAAGTCAAATAATATCAACAGCTAAAAGCGTGGCGGGTGTTACGCGTGTATTTGTTTTTGAAAGTGAAGACTTATATGGTGATGCTATAAGTGTAAGTTCAATAACGAGAAGCGGAAGTATTGTTACCGTTACAACGGCTACAGCACATGGTTTAGAAAATTGCATGGATGTTTTTATTTCTGGTGCAGACCAAACTGATTATAATATAAGAGCTAGGGTTTTAGTTATTAGCTCAACCGTATTTTGCTATATAGTTGATGCAACACCTACCACCCCTGCCACTGGAACTATAACTATGCAAGCTAGTGTTGCTTTAGGACAGGTTCTTGTGTTTTTTACTAGAGATAATGATTCAAGCATCATACCATCTGCAGGCGATGTTACTACAACAAAAAACGCATTATTACAAATAAAACCAGCTAACACTGGAAATGATGACTTAATTGTTTCAGCACCAACGGCCTTGACAGTTGATTTTGTTTTTACAGCGTTAACGCCTGATAGCTCAACCATGAGAACAGCTATACAAGCTAATTTACAACAATTATTTCAAGAGGGTACTTCGGTAGGTGTGGACTTACAAAGTTATAGTTATGAATCTGCTATATTTCAAACAGTAGACCCTGAAACTGGATTAGCAGTTAGTAATTTTACATTATCATCACCGAGTGGTGACATTTCTGTTGCGGCAAATGAAATACCCACTTTAGGAACTATAAGCTTTACTTAAATATGAAAATTTTTAAAAATATTTCACAATTAGAGGCGTACAAAAGTTTTTTAGCTTTTTTCTTTCCTGGGAAAAGCATCGAATTTGTTAATGATACTAGTGACCCTACTGGTGCGTTGATAAATGCTTTAGCTAAAGAAATTATAAGAGTACTTAACTCAATGAATGATTTAAGTGAAGATTATGATATTTTAGTAACTACTCAGTTATTATCAAAGTGGGAAAGTGCTTTAGGTATACCAGATGAATGCTTTTCAAACACTGGGACATTAGCAGAAAGGCGTTTAAATGTTTTACTAAAATTTGCAAAAATGAATGTACAGACAGCCGAGCAAATGCGTCAATTAGCAGTCGCTCTGGGATTTATTGACACAACTATAGTGCCATTATCAAATAATGCTTTACCACCCTATAGTGTCCCTTTTGTGCCTAGCACATCACCAGAAAATCGCTATATTATATTAGTTACAGCACTTGGTGCAGTTACAAACTTTCCACCTTATGACGTGCCTTTTATTCCTAGTAGCGTTAATGAGTCATTATTAGCTTGTATATTTAATAAAATAAAACCAAGTAATTGTAAAGTTATATTTAATAATTCGCCTTCACCAAGCTTTATTCCACCAAGTATCGCTAGTAATATTGGCTGGTACGATGGAAGTGATATCTCAGAAATGTCTGTCAACATTGATGGTGAAATAGCTTTGTGGTCTAATAAATCTGGTGGTGGGTCTAATTTACTACAAGAAACAGATTCATTAAAGCCTAGATTCGTTGGCACAGTACAAAATGCTCGTGGGATAGTGAGATTCGAAAATAGCTTCTTGGAAGCTACAACAGGTGATATGCTTGATATACCAACAAGTACAAATACTATAATGTACGTTGCTAGAAAAAATAGTGGCACTACACCAGAGTTTTTAATGAATTGGCAAGCAAGCGGAGAACTTGGCGAGTTTATAAGCTATCAAGATGATACAATAGCGACAGGCAGTGGAGTTTTGGAAGACAGTGGGACAGTGGAAGACCAATTTGAAGTGATAACTGTATCAAGGACAGACACAACACAATCTATTCAAGTTGATAATAATGCTATTGTAACAAATTCTAGTGGGTCTGATGCAGTTGCCGCTGACAAGTTTCAAGTTGGTGGCTGGGATAGTGACTTTTCTTTCAGTGGCGATGTGGCAGAAATTGCTATTTTTAACGATACATTAACAGTGACAGAGCAAGGTCTAATGAAGAGTTATTTTAATAATAAATGGAATGTTTAATTTAGGAGAATAAAAAAATGGGTGTTAAAAATTCAACTTTTGTCAATAATAGTGCGCCAGCTTGTGATGATATATACTT